GCCGGCCTGCCCGACTACCACTTGCCTGTGCCCAATAACAGTTATCACGGCCTCTGGCTTGAAATGAAAAAAAAGAACCAAAAGAAAGTCACAAAGCGAGAAAATCAAACAGAGTGGCTTGATAAGTTAAATAAAATCGGTCACTATGCGTCATTCGCCTATGGTGCAGAAAACGCGATACAGATTACATTGGACTACTTAAACAACAGAATATAAGGACGTATTCATGCTTGAATTATTATTAAGCTTCGCTATTGGTTTCGCCTTAAGCTTCCTACTTATTGCATTTCATTATAGAAAACTCGATGTCTCATATCTGCTTACAACGATTAAAGAAGATATTAATAATCTTCATGTAACCGTAAGCCAGATTCTTGATAGACCCAAAAAATAGGTTTCATCCCTCGTTGCCTTCGGGCAGCAACTCAGGCTATAAATAAGCCGAGGCTCCCTTAAAAAAGGAGCCATTTTTTAATAGATGGATAGATATGTTATGATAAGCCGTTGTTGTAAAAGCGATGTTTATGTTATGGTTGATTATTATACTTGCCAAAAATGTCATAGAACTTGTTGTTTAATTACAAAGGAATGCGATGACGACACCAGAGACAAGACAGAAGCTAAAGAATTTGTTGGTGCAGCAGGAGTCTTACCGGCAATTTCCTTATATTGATAACACAGGTCATCTTACTATCGGGATTGGCCGTAATCTGTCTGATCGCGGGATATCTTCTAATGAAGCCCTCGCGCTGCTGGATGACGATATTTTTTACTTCTCTTCTAAGTTATCAAGCCTTTTTTCTTTCTTTGATTCTCTGGATGATAATCGACAGATTGTATTGGTTGATATGTGCTTTAACCTGGGGTTTAACGGATTGCTTAATTTTCGCGATATGCTGGATGCAATTGAGCGAGGAGATTTCGAGCGTGCCTCTCAAGAGATACTCGATTCAAAAGCTGCAAACCAAGCAAGAGACCGATATGACCAACTAGCCTATATTATGAGAACAGGTGAGTTATGATCGACAAGGTAGGACATTCGACATTGTATTGTGTATTGGATATTGGTAAATGAATGATGAAGAGTTGACAGAAGTTTTTAAAATAATGTTAACCGCGGATGGTGGCTGTAGCTCATGTGCTAAAAGGCTATTTGCAAAATTGCTATTAAAATATCCTGACAAAATATTTATTGCAGGTGATGTTTGGAAAGCGTGCTTCAAAGAAGATTATGACGAAGTATATTGGTTGAAACAAATGGATTTAGAAAAAGAGGATGACTAATGAAACCATGCAAAAACTGTAAGGCGGGAAAATGCAAGAAGCACAAGAAGTGATAGAATGCCCAAAATGCTATTGGGATGGATTTGATGCTTGTCTTATGATGGTATTAAACTGTCTTGATGCTATAGATATGCATTCTTTACCGATTACTATTAAAGATATTATTATCGATGAAGCGGAGTTATATAAAAAAGATGGATAACAAAACAGAAATAGAACTTAAGCCATGTCCGTTTTGTGGTGGAGAAGCCACAATTAGTGACTGTATAAATTGGGGAAAGCACATTCCTTATATTGAATGTCTTCAATGTGCAGCTAGCTCTAATATGGCTGGTACGTTGGAGGAAGTTATTGAATTTTGGAATAGTCGCTGGCTTCCAAAAGATGTTTACACAATTAAAATACCTAAAGAAGTTATAGCCGAATGGAATGAGCCTTTAGATGAATAAAACAGAAAAGAAAATTAGAATGGCTATACAGAACTCGCATTTAGGTTCTGGAAAGCTATTTAATAAAGTTTATCAAGATATGCTCGTATATGGATTAACAGCACAGGAAGTTGCTGAAATATTAATTAACAATGACAGGGAAGCTTTAAATGATAAATGCAACAATGAACATACGGATGGTTCCGCTTCATGAAATCAAGCCATACGAGAATAACGTCAAACAGCATCCTGTGCGACAAATGGAATCGATTGTACAGAGTATTAAAAACTTTGGATTTCGACAACCACTCGTACTTGATAGAAACAATACTATTGTGTGTGGACACGCGCGGTATGAAGCAGCTGCCGCATTGGGCATTGAAACTGTACCTTGCGAACTTGCATCTGACCTCAGCGAAGAACAGATCAGTGCTTATCGAATCTTAGATAATGAGATTGCGGCGCAAGGTTATACAGATCTAATTAAGCTTAATGTTGAGTTAGAGAAGCTACCAAACTTTGATTTTAAGCCATTTAATATTGAATTCCCTACCATTGAAACTGTAGTCGAAGGCTTAACCGACGCTGACGATGTGCCTGCTATTACCGTTAATCCTAAAACTAGAATGGGTGATGTTTGGATATTAGGTAATCATCGGTTGATGTGTGGTGATTCTACGATGATTGATAGTGTTGAAAAGCTAATGGATGGCAAAAAGGCTGATATGGTATTTACAGATCCTCCTTATGGAGTTGAATATCAATCAAATATGAGAACTAAATCGGCACAGTTTGGTATATTAGAAAATGATAATATTATTTTAGATATAGCTCCCAATATTTTTTTTATACTAAAGGAAAATGCTTCAGCATTTATATGGACATCTCATTCTGTATACCCACAATGGCGTAATCAATTTAAAGATCACTATAAAAATACAATAATATGGTACAAAGGTTGTGGCGGGATGGGAGATTTAAATGGTAATTATGCAACTGATTATGAAATGGCTTTGTTTTGTGTGAAAGGAAAAATAAAATTTAATGAAGATAGAGGTATGGCAGTTTGGAATATTAAAAAAGATTCTAATTCTTTATATGAACATCCAACTCAAAAACCAGTTGCGTTAGCTATAAAAGCAATAAATGATCTTGCAAATAACTTTAGTATTATAGTGGATTTATTTGGCGGATCAGGATCTACTTTAATAGCTTGCGAAGAAACAAACTGTAAATGCTTTATGATGGAAATATCCCCCGCTTATTGCGATGTTATTGTTAATCGCTGGCAAAAATTCACGGGCAAAGACGCTGTATTAGAATTAAACGGAATGAATTTTAATGAGGTGCCTAATGGGTAGACCGGCATGGATGCCAACGCCAGATGCTATTGAGAAAGTCGAAGGCTATGCGGCGCTTGGTTTGACTAAAGAGCAAATAGCAAGTTGTTTAGGTATTTCTTATCAAACACTTAATGAAAAGACCAAAGAATATACTGAGTTTGCTGATGCAATAAAGCGCGGTTTGGATAAAGGAATTGCAAGAATGGCTAATCTGCTTATTAAGCACGCAGAAGCTGGCAGTATTCCATCAGTTATATTCTTTCTAAAAGCCCGCGCTAAATGGTCAGATCAGAACTTAGAAGAGGTGGATCGCGCAATTAAAACTGAATTGAATGCCGTCAGGGAGATGGTACAGAAATGCTTGCAAGAGAAGAGCTAAGCGAACTTAATCAGTTACGAAAGGATTTGCTGTCTGACTTCTTTTTGTTTCACCGCGTCATGTTTAAAAGACGGACTGGGCGTGATTTTATGATTTCACATCCAGAAGGGAATGAATCACATTTTTATGAGGTATGCAGGGAGTTAACCGATGTTTTCTTACTTAAAACGAACCGTTTGTCGATCAATTTGCCGCCTGGGTGGGCTAAGTCGGAGCTGTGTAAAAGCTTTATTTGCTGGTGCTTTGCGCATTATCCCGATTGCAAATTCCTGTACATTTCTCATTCTTTTGATCTTGCTACTATACATACCGCCTCCATCAAACAAACCATGTGTATGCCTATTTATCGACAACTCTTTGATGTTGAGATTAAACGCGAGTCATCTGCCAAAGACCACTTTGAGACAACTCAGGGAGGGGCTGTTAAAGCATTCGGATCGCAAGGCGGCATCACGGGGCATGATGCTGGTTTGCCTGGAGAATTTAGATTTACCGGCGGTGTTGTCATAGATGATATTCATAAGCCGGAGGAAATACATTCTGATGGCATACGTGAGCGCATACAACGTAACTACTTTGAGACAATAGAACGTCGACCAAGATCGCCTCTTGTGCCTATCATCCTTATAGGTCAACGCTTACATGAAGATGATCTCTTCGCCCATTTACTTTCAGGTGCGGACGGTCAAAAGTGGCGTAATGTCATCATTAAAGCCTTGGATGATGCAGGCAATGCGCGTTATCCTGAAGTTAATCCAATGTCTCAACTTGTAACAATGCGGGAGAAACAACCTTATGTCTTTGCCTCTCAATATCAACAAGATCCTATGCCTGCTGGTGGTGGTCTTTTTCGCACTGATTGGTTTCCATTATTGGATGAAACGCCTAAGATTATTTCGACGTTTATCACGGCAGATAGTGCTGAGACCGAGAAAGAGTACAATGATGCTACTGTGTTTAGTTTCTGGGGTTTATATCAGCTTAGCTTTAACGGGAATCTCATTGATAATTTGTATGGTCTGCATTGGATTGACTGTCTGGAACTACGGATAGAGCCAAAAGACCTTCAAGATGCGTTCTTGGATTTCTGGACGGGTTGTATGCGATATCCTGTTAAACCTAAGTTTGCAGCGATTGAAAAGAAGTCTACAGGGGTTACATTGGTCTCTGTGTTAAAGGATATACAAGGGCTTCGTATCATTGATATTGAGCGATCAGGGTCAATTAATAGTAAAACAAACCGATTTATAGAAATGCAGCAATATATCGCAAGCAAACAAGTTACATTGCCAATTGACGGAAAACATACGAAAATGTGTTTAGAGCATATGAGAAAGATTACAGCAAACAATGTAC